TATTTTCTATGTTCTTTAAGGTCTTCAAGGCATATAGAGAGAGCCTTAACATAGGAAGGAGTAAGTTTTCCACTTATTGTCAGCAATGTTGTTTCTTCAGGTCTCCAGAGAATACTATGTAGAGATGTTTTATCTGGGCAATAACAAAGGCAATGATCTGCCATTGTTCCTAAGTTATGAGTAATGTTATCATGCCAATATATATTATCTTCTAGAGTTATCTCTTCTATATTAACACCTGGATAGAGTTTCTTAGCTTCTTCTAAAGAAAGCTCTTTTGCTTGACCATTCTCTCTTATATAGATACCTGTGCCTTTATGTTTTACAGGTTTCTTGCTAATGATATATAAATCTAAACTCATACTACTTTTATTAAATCAAGTTCTACAATACTATGAAAGTCACTGTAAGCTTTATCTCTTGCCTCAGCTTCACTATAAGCCATTTCCCATATAGTCTCACCATCATCAGGATCACTCTTTGTATACATCCTAAAGTAATATTTATGAGCTATAGGATAGTTATTCTTTACCTGCTTCTTCTGTACTTTCTTAATAGTATCATCAGAAGGGGAGAATGTAGGCTGGAGCTCTGTGAATATCTTTAGCTTACCTCCTTTAGTGAGGAATACTCTACTGAGATATGCCTTTAGTTTCTTACCTGTAATATCATAGTCAAAGCTATGATGATAGGGTAAGACTATCTCATTATCATGGTCAGAATCATTACTTATTATTCTGACTATAGCCTTTCTGCAATCAGTAGAGAGACTATTCCAATACTTTAATGTAATCATAGTTATTCCATTAATTTGTTCCAAAGATAATAGCAGATTGCAAGAAGGATGTAACCTGCTATTACTCTGATAATGAATATTAATACTGACATACTTACTGATTTAGTAGTTTTTTAATCTTATCTCTCACTAACTTAAATTTATTATTTTACTTTATTATTCTGCTGTTTTGCCTAACCTATCCTCATTGCCTTCATATGGGATAATATCTTCCTCTTTGGTAATAAGACCACTTGTAAGATAATGTTTATTATGTATTTCGTCATAATTGCTATACTCAGCTGCAACCCAAATATAACCCCCTTCAGTCCAAGTACGTATAAGTACCTTTTGAAAAGGCTCAAACTGTTTATGTTCATTTGGTACATTGATTGGTATATTGAATGTTGACCAATCTCTATTTTCCCTTGAAGGAAATAATAGACATTCTACACCTGTATTGTTAGTGAAAGCCCCATTGGCTTTAAAATGCCATTCAAGTCCATCATCAATACCAATACAAATAATTGGAAAAGCCCCAAAATCAACATTTACATTGAAAAGTTCACACACTCCACAGACAGGAGAATATAATTTAGTACCTATAGGAACATTCTTAAGAATTTCTACAAGATTCAAATTTTCATTCATAGTGTTTAAATTAACTTTTTAGTTTATTCTGCAATTTTTCCAACTTTATTTTCATTATCAGAAAATGGAATTATATCGCCATCATTATAGAGATAGTTATTAATTGCAACTCTATGGCAACTATTTTCTTCATCATAAAACAAATAAATATCAGGAATCCATTTTCTTATAATTTTGGGGAAGGTTCTGAATATCACTTTTACCAATACCTTCTCAAATGGTTCAAAACGTTTATGCTTTTCAGTAACTTTGAATGTAGACCAGTCTCGATTCTCTTTAGATGGGAACAGCATACATTCACCTTCTCTCCTTGATGAATATCCACGATTTAAATAAGTGCCATTCTCATCAAATTCCACACTTACACTATCACCTTGTCCTATTGCATCAGGGTATTGACATTTTATAATAGAATAAGTTTGTCCCTCATTAGCATGACATCCTATGTATGCTAATTCCCCAAAAATTGGCGAATATAATAATGTTCCTGTGGGAGCATCTTCCAATATCTCCGCAATATTAAGTTTATCTTCCATAATGTTCTATTTGATGTATCCACGTTTTTTAAACTCCTCATATAGAGGCTTAGCTACAGCAACCATATCTGGATGAGCCTTACCAGTTTTACTTAATGCTCTTAAATCAAAGAAATGCTTCCAATCAGATATAAATGCAGTATGCACAAGCTCTGTGTTAGTATCAAGTGGAAGAACTACACGAGCTTCTTGTGGTTGACGTTTATTCTTTATTAGATTCATATAAGCCTTTTCTGCTACAAGATTAGCAAAAAACCAATTTTCATAGTCTGTAGCAGTTCCTTCATAAACTGCATTAGCAAATTTCATGAACGTATTATAATCAAGACCATAGTTATCATCAGTATGCTCATTAAATATATTCTTTACCCATTCTGGAACATTGATAGCAATTGAATTATTAAACTTATCCTTGGAGTAATTACAATATCTTGTAGACTGTTCAGCCATAGAATTCACACGATGCCTGTTAGCTTCTCTGCTAACTGCTATCTGAGTTGTAAAATGAACAGTAACACGCCTATCATAATAGTGAAATTCCTCATTAAAATCACACATATATGGTCTACAGGCATCTAATATATCTTTTTCAACAAGCACACGAAGATTTGTTGAGAAATTATAATGGCGATTAATTATTCTTGAATGTGTAAATTTATTGTAAATTAATACTTGTATCAAATACTTATTATTAATAGTATCTGGAATGGAAAGATAGACAGAGCCATGCTCTAGCATAGCATAATGCTTACTTGTAATCATTCTTTCAACAAAAGGCTTAGCACTGTCCTCTGTAGTGTGGTCTTCACTCTTATAGCAAACTCTTCCAGCACGTTCTATCTGCTTATAAATTCCTTCTATACCTTTGGGCTGTTCCCAAATCTCTACTTTTGGTTCTATTATTTTCATATTTACTATTATTTTATAGTTTATAATAGCTATAGATACTATAATAACATAGTACCTATAGCTATATGTTTAATTATTAAACTTGTTCTGCATTTTCTTCATCTGTATTCCAACCTGTGCAGCTATCTATCATCTTTTTAAGACCATACTTAGATTTGACTTTATAGTCTTTATTACTAAGCATACATTCAGCGCATTGCTTAGCAAACTCTATTATTTCACTAGGAGTATATTCAGATGCAATATAAGCTTCCCAAGGGCAATTAAGTTCATCATTAAGAGGATCATAGTCTATAGATGTAACATCTACATCTTTACTGAGACTACATGATACTGTTATACCAAATAATTTCTCTGGTGGGTCTTTTTGGTTCCACGGGGCATCGGGATTATTAGCAGCCCCCGGAGGATAATTACCCATAAAATCATCTCTACAGCTCATTTTTAATCCGAATTTTATTCATTCTCTTTAATATTTTAGTATCTGTAATAAGGTTATTCTCCTTAATAAGTCTCCTAGCTATAACACACTCCAAGTGATTTGGAATACTAATATGGTCTCCATTATCATTTATAAAAATATCATGGTCTCCACTACTTCTATTGTAGTAGTAACCATTAAGTTTGACAATCTTTATAAATTCTCTTGAAGTGAATTGTTTCATTGTTCTTTTTCCTTTATTTCATGTTTTTTAATCATGTCTTCAGGGACAAACCATGCACTTTCCTTTGGGTCAAAGTAGACTCTATCTTCATAATCTTTATCTTCCATGAAGGCCTGTATATCAGGCCATTCTATTTTTTCATACATTTCCTTTTCCATAATAATTTATTTTGCAAAGTTAATAAAAAATCTCAGTATTTGGGTCAAAAAGAGAAAGGAATAGGCATGATTTAACACATAATCCCAGTTCTTTCTCTTATAGACCATAATTACTTTATAAATTCATTGAACAGTTTACTAAATACTGTATGCTCCATATAGCATATAGGGCTTTTAATATCAGGAAGTGCATCCTTTTTAATACATACATATCTTCCTGTCCTTTTAGGATTATTCTCATCAGAGTTATCCTCTACTTCAAGAATAAATTTACCTTTCTCTAATGCCTTTTTACAATCATCACATAATTCATTAGGGTTACTAATGTCATGTGGTGCCTCAGCATCATTCTTTAGTTTTCCAAGTAAAGCTAAACCTGTTTCCTTGCCACAGATAAAGCAATGAAGTACAGATGGATTTACACCATGCTTAGGACTCAGTTTAATTGAGTCTTTAGTCTTTCTTTTAGCCATAGTTATAAATGTTGATTGGTTATTAATATGTATATAATGCCCTTTTCTTTATAGCCTCACCTATGGGAAAGGAATCCATAAGCTTATCATGTGGAATGGTTTCCTCAGTATCATCTATTTCATTAATGATATAGTAAAAATCATCTTCTACAAGAGTGATACTCTTAGGTGACATTCCACCACCATTAAGCATAACAAAGCATTCAAGTATCCCATTTTCTGAGCTATGAATAAGCTCATCCAGTTGTTCTTGTGATATTATCTTTTTCATTTTACCTCTTCATAAGTATCCTCAAATATATCTCCTCTACAAGGATAATACTCGCCTTTAACTCCCTTAATGATATAACTACCTATGTCAGCAGCCATAGCACCTTCAAGAGTAGGAATAACAAGGGTAATATTCTTCATCATTGCCCTGCCTTCCGTAAATGCTTTTATCTCCTGTAAGTTAGTTCCATCCCACTTTACAGCAGATACCACTACTGGTTTCTTCTTATACTGTTTAATCATAGTCTTTAATATTCATTAGTACAATAGTCAAGAAAATAAAGATTCACTTTGTCATCAATCATTTCTTTAAGAGATACCTTATTATCAAAGAAAGTCAAGCTTCCATTGATTTTCATGGCCTCCTTTCTTAGGTTGACTTTATAGAAATTAGATGTGGTAACAAAGCCATGGAGTTCATGTGCAGGTTTTTCCCAAGTATTAACAAGAGCAAACTTATAGCCCATATTGAATAGCAGCTCATTATTATTGTATACCTCTCCCGTCCAAACCTTGCTACTCTTTATATCTACTCTCCAAAGATTGGGAAATTTATCACATATCCCTTCTGTTTCAGAAATAAATATTATCTCATCTGTACAATTACCTTTTTCAAGGACTATTCTATAAATAGCTTTGGGGCAGAATATTGCCATATAATGGCAGATCTCATAAAGAGTTCCTACACATCTGTTAAAGTTAACCAACCCATGACAAAATCTCCAAAAATAGTGTTTGTCAAGGTATACTCTTATATCAAAGAACCTAACACCAAACTCATACTGTTCCTTAATGCTTCTACACTGAGTTTTCCACCACCTTTCACCTAACTTAAATATAGGATTACATGGCTCTAAATAAGTAAATGTATCATGACTTCCTATCATAGTTAATTCTCCCTTTCTAGCATATTGATTTCATCATTAAGATACCATATAGCCTTCTTGAGGTCTTCTATAGTCTTTTGTTTATCAGTATATCCTTCTTCTTTTTTATGTCCAGAACGAAGAATATACTTGATACTATTACCAAGATTAAAGTCCATGTGTCTTGTAATATCAATAACCTCAATACCACATAAATCTTTAAGCCAAGTATAATGAGAAGGATGATTTACTTTATCACTAGAAACATCAGAAGTATTAGAAGCATTAGAAGCTTCATAAGGCTCCCAAAACTTTAAAAAATCTACTGTATAACATATAGAACATCTGGACTTGTCACATAATGTTACATAATTATCACCAACATATACTACTTTCTTTATTTCTCCTGTAGATGGATGCTGATAGTGTTTTCCTACTATATTTTTAATATCAATCATAGTGACGCTAATAATTCTGTTTTAGTTTTAAACAACTTGTTACTTGCAATTCCTTTAGCTTCTACTTTATAATGAATACGACTATAATACAGAACATTATAACATATTTGTGTGCCATTTTTGTCTATTGCTATATTACACTTTGTCAATGTTCCTTCATGTACTTCATTGTCTACTATAAACCATACCTTATCACCTACTTTAAAAGGCAACTCAAGTACTTTATCATTCTTTTTCTCAGGCAGTTTACCACCTACAACAAAGAAATCAAGCATAAAAAAAGTAGAAACTATCTTTACTTGGTTCCCTAATTCCTTTGTAGTATCTCTAAGATATATCTGTTGATGTATGCTGTCTATATATTCTACTTTAAGTACTTGTCCTTTTTTATATCTACTAAAAGGAGTTTCTACAGTAACATTACTACCTCTTTTAAGATTAAAAAATTCATCTCCAGTCATAGTTTTTTATAATTTAATATAGTAAATCCATTCAAATGGTTCTCTGTTATTTAAATAAGTCATTACTTCTTGGTTAAAGTAAGCTTCTCTTTCAAAAGAAAGGCTTCTATAGGCCTTATGCCACTTGAATCCATAATAGATATACTTAATGATAAATTCTATTACATACCATAGAAAGAAAGGGATAATTAGCATCTCTTTCTGTTGCTCCCAATGAATGGTCTCATGGTTTATATCTACAGAGCCAAGGGCAAATGACCCTCTTACAAAGATAAGAGGCCCTACAGTCATAGCTTTATAACCTTCAGGTGGAAGGTATTTGTTTCTGATAACTTTCATTATACTACTATTAATGATTAATAAAAAAGACTACTGCAAAGTTAGCAATGCCTGCTAACTTATGCAATAGTCTAAATACAGCTATTAAATCTGCTCAGCAACTTCTTCATCTACTACCCAGTTATCACAGTCTTCAAGGATTTGTTTCCACTTAGAAGTGTTTTCCTTCTTAGTTAGTTTCTCTGTATTCCACTCATCTGCTACTATATCATAATTAATAATTAAAGTTTAATGTACCCAATGATTAGAGACTTCAGGTGAGGCAGGAATAGGCAATGCCTTACAATATATAGCAGCAGATGCCTCCATTATATTCTCAAGAGTCTTTGGAAAGTCTACTACTTCTTTAGGGTACTCACAATTAATCTCATCATGGACACAGACACATAGTTTTATTCTACCAAAATAATTGTTGTCAACTATCCAATCAAATAGTTTTCTAATTGCGGTCTTTAATATTATGGCACCAGTACCTTGAGTAACAACATTCCTTGCTAATCTGTCATATTTTCCTGCTGCTTGGAAATGATGTCTGACTTGTTGTGATATTTCATCACCTGTACTTTTGTGATATTGTCTGTACTTTTCCCAAAAATCTTGATTCCAATTTGAAGACTCCTCTTTCCATTGTTGCCAATCCCACCAATAGAGCTTATGCCCAGTAATAGGATTTATAAGAATATATCCATTACTTCTAACAAAAGCTGCACCTTTAGAAGCAAAAGTACTTACACCCTTGAATTCCTCATTTAGTGTATCTATGTACTTTTGTGCCTCTTCTACTGTACAATCAGCAGATTTACTTATTGTAGGAGCAGCAGCACCGAATAAGTAGGCAAATTCCACAGCTTTGACCTTCTTTCTCCATTGTGGAGCAAGTTTCTTTACATCCAATGCAGATTTACATCCACATTGCTTGCATTCATTCTTGAATACAGCCCATGCAAACATACTGTGTGTATCACCTGTTCTTTCAAGGAATTCTTTCTTGAATTCTGTATCATTGTATATATCAGCTGCTAATCTTGACTCTTCTGATGAAAAGTCACAGGAGACAAACATATTACCACTTTCTGCTGTAAATGATGCTCTGGTTTCTTCATCAGATGGCAGTTGTTGTAGATTTACATATGTACAATCTTGAGGCTTTACATGATTAGCTTTAGCAAGGTCAGTATTAGGCTGTTGAGAACCACAAGACATGCGGCCAGATGAAGCACCAAGCTGTTTAAATGTTGTGTGAATCCTATGAGTAATAGGATTAATAGCATTAAGATGACCTTGACCAAAAGAAGTAACTACTTTGTTATATCCTTGATAATCAAAGTAGAGCTTTAGGAACTCATCACAGACACCTTTTTGTCCTTTAAGCTGTTTCTCAAGAACACTGTCTTTGTCCTCACCTGTCTTTTTATCCTGTACTGTAGTATTGAATCCTAGTAACTTGGCAATCTTTACTACTTGCTGACTTGATGACCAGTTGATGGTTACTTTAGGGGTTAAATCGA